CTAATATTTTCTATTCTGCATATGACCCAGGATTACATCATGTCCCAGTTAAGTTAGAACATGGATTTATGAGGGGTAATTGGACTTCAATTGCTAAACAGTTTAAGTTATTTGACCATCCTCGTCCAGATTTAACATCTTTCCCATATGAAGAACTTAAGTTTGCAAAAACTATGGTTGTTGAATTATTGCATAACGTTGGAGTAGAATCAAAAGTTTTACCCCTTGAGCACGTAGAATTCAATATGGGAGCTAGTTGTGGATATGCAAGAAATGAATTATTCCAAAAATTTAATGAACGCAATACAAAAAAAAATTTCTTTCGTAGGTATATGGAAGAGCTGCATCGATTTTGGGATCAAGCCCACATTTTAAAAGCTCATCCTCTTTGGAAGGTTTCTGGTAAGCAGGAGTTTTTGCCAACTTCTAAGATCGAAAGCGGTGACCAACGCTGTTTTGAGATCCCAGATATTACTTTCCTAACCTATGAAGCTCGATGTAACCAGTACTTTAATAAATTGTTGTATTCTAAGTGGAGAGAAATTCCAATAGCTGTTGGAGTTGTTTTTCAACATGGTGGATTTCATGAATTCATTACTGATTTGTTTAAAGGATATGATTTACTTCATACTGGAGACATTAGGAAATTCGATAAGAACGTTGATCAAGATTTGAGATTAGTGTGTAGAGATATAAGAATAGCCCTCTTTTCTGGATCTGAAACGGAAAAGTTGGACTACACTAATCGAATGTATTATATATACGAAGAATGTATACACTCTTATTGTGTACTACCATGGCAACAAGTAGTCCAAGCTCTAGGTATGAAAAGTGGGGATGTAAATACCACTTCTGATAATTCCTTAGTTCATCTATTAGTTATGGTTATGTATCTAAGACGCGAAATGAAAATTAGGTCTTGGATGGAATTTTATTCCTATGTAAATCCAAAATTATACGCAGATGATAATATAGGAGCCTGGAAGAGAGCAAACGGGGGAGATTTCTTAGCGGATTATAGTAATATGAACCGTTTCTACAGTCTCGTTGGCTTTACTCTCAAAAAGGAGGATCACAAAGTACAAAC